ATACTACTTAAAAGTAAGGATATAGAATAACTAGTGAAAAAACCATTTCCGTAGTCTTTGAAATTTGAACGCACAACGACAGGCGATTGCTTAGAAGTGCTCGCGGAAAAGAGATATTTCTTCCTATATGCACCACGAACTCCCGCATAAGCAGGTGTGAACCATGAATGAAATGTAGTAGGACCTAGTGTCATCCGTGACGCTATGGAGGAAGGGTCTATACCATTTGGATCATACCCAGTATAGTAAGGCGCATTTTTATTTATTAAAATATTAAATTTCGCTAAATCGTCATCAGCTGGGGGAGGGTACCACCATCGAGTGAAACAATACCGTTTACACAGCTCACGAATGGAACAAGGAGGATCTCCGTAATATACTGTATACGTTGGATCGTCCTGATCACTCTGTTCACCAATGGTCATCAATTCCCCTGATGCGGTCGGCTTATCAGAAATTGTAGTATCTCCAGTCTCCACATTGGGAGAACTACTCTGGGATTCCAACACTTCTACTTTTGCATTGGGCTTCCGAGGAGCAGGTATGTCGCTCACAAAAGGATCACCCGCTTCAGGCCACAAATGATAATTATTAAGAACAGAATTACGAGGAGCCGCCAACTTGAAATCATCACATGCAGACACGAAAACATTAATAGAAATCGGTGCGTCAAGGCTCGGACTAACCAAATCGTTAAGCACTGACAATTCCAAAATACCATTAGTGTAAAGCCCATTCGTATTTGGTTCATTAAGCAATCGTGCAGTGGATGAAAAATTAGATCCTGTTTTATAAGGCGTTCCACAAAGCTTCCAAGGTTGACTTTGTCCCCAGCCGACGACAATCTCAAAATCATCCGTCTCGGCAATATCAACAACTCTAGAATAGTTGGTATTGTAATCAACCGCAGAGGTGAATTGGTTAGGATCCCACCTAACCAGGATACGCCCTTTGTGGAAATCACTTTTGACAACTTGAAAGCGAAATTTAAGTGAACCTTGCCACTGCTCAAAACATGTAGCCATATGCGCAAGTGGAGTCATATGTATTTCTTCTGCAATGTTATCCAATTGCATCGGTTCCACGCGCGTATTCCACAACAAAGTGTCTGGTGATGCACCAGGAGTCCAAGTAAATTGAGTCAAATAAGACTCCCTTTTTACATAGTCCAAAATGCCCATCTCATCAGTTCCGTCCAAACCAACTGTTCGGGAATCGACTGTTAGTTCTGCTTTACTATCGAGAGTCAACTTCATGGCTCCGTCAGCAGCGTCAGTATTGGCCAAATTTCCAGTAGGAGATGGTTTGACTTGCACAATGTCAGAAACAATGTTTGGCCTAGAATAACCAAATAATTGGGCTATTCTACTGGTAGCATTAGCACCAATCTCAGTGGCTCTCATATAAGGGCCAATAATAGGCAATTGTGTTAAGGCTCCAGCAGTCTTTGCAACAGCAGCTGCAGGCTTCGAAATAATTCCCTGTCCATACTCGTCCTGAGAATTGATAGTATTGCTCCTATCATTTTTGGACATGCGCTTACCACGCCTTCCAGCCTGAGACGAAAGAGGTGGATCAGCACTCGTTGGAGTGGTAAGCACAACATCTTCAGCCCAAATATACGTGGTTATGGTAACGGGATCATCTCCCCCGTTAGCATGAAGAAGATTGGCAAATGAAGAAATAGTGATATCTCCCATATTTTGCCAATCTGCTTCTGGAATACGCAGATAATTATCGGGCCAAAAGAAAGGCAACTTTAACTCTCCACCAGTATTTTTAGTAGGATTTAGGAAGAAATGTGGTTTCTGAGAAGCTTGAATCAAGTCCTGTGAAACAAAGTTTCGATCCACTGTTACTTGATCTCCAAGAGTGAACGGGTTATAAGAAACTAAGGCCCGCCCATAATGAAATTTCGTACCCGAAATTACCATCTTTACATTTAATTTCATCCTAAGGAGCTTATAATTTTTGATCTTATCTCTAACATAAGGATTTTCACAAAAAGCAGCCCACGGATTGAATTTATAGAAAAAAGGTTGTCCAACTACCCAAGTTTGGGCAGATTGACGAATAGGGCGTTGAAGAAAATTCCCTAATTCACTATCAGAATTATTCCCCAAATCCATAGTTGATTCATACGTCCCAACCTTTTCTGTTGTCCAACCCGCGTCTTGATCGGCAAAAGCAGTAATTTGCTCTGTAGTCAAAGGAGCAAGAGCCTCTTCTTTTGTACCAGGTGCGGGCTGGGAATCGGAGACTACACCAGATTGCGAGTTCAGCAAGTTACCTTCTAAAGCGCTGATTCGTTTTTCTAGTTGATGCACATGGCGATACTTTTTGGCTAATTTTCCCTTAAGTTCGTTCACACGACTATTAAGATATCTAACCTCAGCATGATGAACATTCAACATAGCATTATAAGAATCGATATTTTTATCGAGGTTATCGTCCTCAAGTATTGTTGTTAAGTTAGTAATGTATTTTATTATATATTATGTGCGGTACATCAATCGACAACATAACAGTGCTATTTTGTTGGGCGTCACCCCATTGCTAAATAACAATATGTACAATGACTATTTACGTAGCTGTCCATGGGATTTAGGTAATGCAGAACCTAAATTCCATGCGTTAATCACACGCAAACAACTATTTTTAGCTTATCCAACGTATAGTTACGGTGGCCCAAGGTACAAAGCCCCCAAGGCGGGCTATAGAAGTCGACCTAAATGTCGAACTTCTCACGGTACCAAGCGACACGATCATCATAACTCATGATCGGTCCCACGTAGCCCTGAATTCCAGAGTCACGCGCAACTTGCTCAAGCTGAGCAACACGCTCGGTGTAGACCTCTCGGCCAAATTCAAAGTACTTCAATGCTACATTCTGAACTGCCTCAGCACTTGACTGTTCCATGGATAATATCTTAGATTTCAAATGCGTATGCAACATTTTAGCAATAGAATCTTCCTCGACAGGTGACCTGTAGAGGCCCAATTCATCATCCCAAACTGCGAAATGTTTCAAAAAAGAAGCATCACTTAAATTGATGAAGGGAACAGATTCGGCATCCTTATCTGCCATAGTATACTTAATACTGACTTTAGCGAGTTGATCAGCAATGGCGGTGTGGTTATATTCATCATAACCTTTTGCCACAGTCATAATGTTATCGTCACCATAAGTCATAGCTGATACTTTCGTATTAAAAAGCGGTACTTTCCACCACCCCTTCTCCTTGGCTATGGCATACCAGCAATAACGTAAATACAAAGAATTCACAAAACTATTGACAACCACCGTTAAAGGGTGTCCTGAAGGATTTGAACCCATAAATTGAACTAAGGTCCCAAAGTAGTCATAAGTGGGATAGGAGATCTCAGTGGCAATGCCGCGCATAATGAAGAGATCTTCCGTATCATAATTTCCACTCTTTTCTGCTAACTTAATCATCAGTTTAAAAGCAGCAAGCATAAATTGAGGACTCATCCGACCATCAAACTTGGCATAATCGCCAGCGATGGCACGGTCCCAACCATGCTTTCCAATATGTTCAAATAGCTCTGTCCACTCAGGAGACTGTACGACAGTTCCAACAGCACATTCAGTAGCTATTTTGTTGCGCTGCACCAAAGCAGCAATAGAGAGGAAATATTTACGAACAAGCATCACAAAAGCCATATTTGCGGCAGCAAACACACGCACTTTGTCTTTGCTCAATTTTGTGGGTTCGTCCTTCAGCGAGGCCTTGAAAACAGTGTTGATAGATTCGCCAGCCAGCAACTTAGTTTCCATTTTAGACAATTCTTCGAGGACTATAGGATCAAGGTCACGAGGGCAGGAAATGCCTTCAACAGAACGGTCAGATTTTTCAACAAATTGCGTTTTAGGCCCCTTTCCGGGGAAACCTACAGACGTCGAAAAATTCATTGCGTTAAATCCCAAAGCCCCATCAATTCCTGCAAGGTTCGCATCATTATTGATTTTGCCAACCTTGGCAAGTTCTGAAGCGGGAATTTGTTGCAAGCTGAGATCATAATCGATGACAGCTTTATTTAGAATTTCTGAATCGAATTCTGTAGCAGTATCAACTTTACCACTCATGTCCAACTCCTTATGCCGCTGAGCCCCCATCTCTTTAGGGGGACCATGTTTCTTCTCAATTCCCATGATATCCACTACAGAAGATGAAATGAGAGAAGTAACTACAGCGCTTTTAGGAGTCGCACGACTTGCGCCACTGTGTCCTCCATGAACGCGAATCTTGGCGTCAATATCAAGATTATTTGTAATACATTTGTCATGAGGTCGAGTTAATGGACCAAATTCAATACCCATACATTGCGTCTCCATAGGGGCAGCGGAGTGAGAAACTAACACACAAGGTCTTTCATCTAGTTTGGCGATAGTTTCCAACAAAATTTTCCTGGTTAATAAACCAGCTGCTCCCGTTGTGCCTCTACCGGCCAAATGGTGCGCGGCAATAAAAGGCATTCCTTTGACATTGCCGATCAATGGGGCCATACACAAACCACCAAAAGTGTCAACAGGGAAACTGTAATTGTAACCTTGAAAAACACCCCCTCGGGTCGTGAAAACTCTACCACGAGTAGCTGTCATATGTGGAAATTTCATCAACTTTCCATCTTTATTGTAGATGGTAAAAACATCCAGTTTTTTACCCTCATCAATATCTTTAGGATAGTAGTCTATAATGTTTCGATGTAACCCGGCTCCCGGGCAATACCATACTGCGAAATCAGTCCCAGGAATTTGTAGTGCAACCTTATTATCAAGAGGCATATTCTTAAAAGTATGACCACCAACTTTAGTTAAAGTAACAAACTCAGTTTGCGATTTAACCATATGATTGGGTATTAAAAGAATATTACTCTTCAAAGGCATAACATTGCAAAATTCACCACACTCTTTATCGACGATCATTAACTTATTACCGATTAAGCTAGTGAAATTTTCCATAGTTATGGTACGTGACTTCTCACTAACGCCAGCATCTCCGAAGAGATATTTGCGTTCACGGGAATGAACGTCCCAAAATTCTGTTTCCTTTTGCCAAGTCTTGGCATCCGGCTGAATTGAAATAGGACTAGCAGCTTGAGCCACAGGAAGTGTTTTCCACTTTTTGGCTAAAATAACCAAAATTCTCCAAATGCCAATTGATACTAGGAAATATAAGATTTTCAATCTAGTATTCCAACTCAAGTTTCTAATAGTTTGAGAAGGCAACGGAACATTGGCAAATCTACCAATGACAGAGCGACGAATCATATAGAAGCGGATAATAACATATATTAAGTAAATACAGGTGAAAAAGAGAATTATCCAAGATCCTCTAATATGAATCACAGTGTCATAAGCAAGCGTGAAAGCGATGCAAAGAAAGTAGTACCCGATGCTATTCAAAATAATTTCTTTTAATTTATCTCGCATAAGGTAAGCAATAATCGCTGAACCAAAGCGTGATAAAATAAGAGCCTGTAAAAAGGCATTCAGGCACGCAACAACACGAACTTCTAGGGCAGTAAGATACTCAACAACCTCACTAATATATGCAATTCCAGCTTGTGAATCAAGGGGGCAATCACACATACCAACAGGCAATCCACATTTGCACAATGGCATATCAGATAAATCACGCTGAGATTGCACAAAAGCCTTCTGATGTGCAAAATGTTTGGCAGAATCTTCTTTCAAAAAACGCAACAAAGTCTTAATATCCACATCCACAAGGGTTTTGCCCTCAAATTCAAGAGGATAATACACAATATTGCGAGTTTTCCCAGACATAAACTTGTCACCAGTACGATTCTCCTTATAACGTGGAGCTTCGACAGTGAAAAGTGAGTGATCAGGAAATTGATCTTTGGACATGTGCGCTATTCGCGAACTATCCAACATTGTAGTGCCAGGCTTACAAAATTCAGGTCGCACTTTTTGCGTAATGGTAGCGTCAAATCGGCGGTTGATAGATAAAGGCTCATTCGACAATTGATTAGATAATAAATCTTTAACATTTGTCGTAGCTGTAACAACCATAGGCTCGATCATAACATTACCTTTCATATCAGCATTAGCATTCAAAGCTGCCATTGTCATGTTATTCAAAAACATGATAACAGGCAAGGTAGGCGATCCATCAGTGCGATCTAATGCGGTATTACAAATGTCATCAAAAATTACTCCTTTATGATGAGTTGCAAATTCTGATTGATATTTATCCTCCATGTTTAGTGATGTCACAGCTCGAGGACTGTAATCAAAATTATTAACCTGAAGAATATACCGGGTCAAAGCATTAGCAATCGCCGATTTCCCAACACCAGATGATCCAAAAAGAAGTATTCCATATGGTTTCATACGGATACCTTCTTTCTTAGATAAAGTGCGAGAAGTCTGAATTTCGCGTAACACAGCAAGTCGGCTAGAGTAATACGCTCTCTCACTAGACTTGCAAACGTTCAAGAAGGACAAAGTGGTCTCAATGCATTCTTGAACACGACGATCATAAGATTCGTCATCGATCTCGGCTTCACGGCCAAGATCAACACGAGTCTTCTGGGATTTGATAAAAGTATACTCATCATCATAAGTATTCTTGACCTCAGACTGAAAAAATAAATTAATATCTCCAATTTGATAAACAAGAAAAGCTTTAGATGCGAGCAACTTACCAAAGGCTGCGATTTTCTCAAGCAAGTGCACAACAGTAATTTGTTGCCGCAAAGGCTCAGAGACGAATAAGGACATTCCACGAAAAGAAATGTCTATCTTCTTCAAAAATCCCAATGTGATCATCATACGAAGGAGGTGATAAAACTCAACAAAAACTTCGCTTTCTTTAAACAAAACCCAATATTTGCCAAAATCAGGAATGGCAACATCAGGTAAGGAAAAATCGAAGTCAGAAGCGATGTCACGAAACATCAACCAATAGGCACCAAAATTATTAGTAATCCAATCAGGTGCATCAAATGTGAAATCAATAGCTTCCTTAATGCCAAATTGAGAATTAAGTGGACGATTCATGTTACGAATACGTTGTCTCTCTTTAGTTTCTTGTATGCGAGCCTCCTTCTCTCGCTGCGCGCGATCTTTACGATCGCGAGCCTTCTTATCATTTTTCCTACGCGATTCCCATTTAGAATGGCCATAACCATTCTGGGATTCAAGCATAAAAAATTTGAAAAGGCAATATACTGAAACTAGCACTACTAAAAGTGCTAGCCAGGTTCCCAGGTCGTTTAAATTTGATTCCTCGAAATAAATAGAATTCATAATTTTAGTGGGAATAGGGACTAACCTCAACGGGCTAAACAAAACTAAGACTAAATCATTTTAATCAAATTAATAAAATAACTGTTGATAACCTCAAACAGTATACAGTGGCACGGTAAATTTAGGTGACCAAACCTCCTCACTCAGGTTGTCATGAGGTAAACGTGCATATATAAAGTTATGTTGTTCATTTATAGTAAGTACAGATACGTTTGTTAAATTAAGACCAAATGGACCAATTATTCTTGCTACTTTGTTAGATCTACAATCTCTCTTCAACCCTACTGCGGGTGGAGATTGGTTAAAACGAAATCAATAGTAACAAGTGGGATTCCATAGATACTTAAATCCTTACAAATGTTAATTATCAGTTATTATATCTCATTTCATGAAATTCACTAATCTATGTGGACAAATTGAAACACAGCTCATCCTTACAGGCTGCTACAATTTTCCACAGAAATGGTTGATTTTTCTAATCAGAGTTGACTCTCTGGGGTGACGGCATAAACGTACGAAATAGTAGCCACAACTATTTCACTTATACGGTCATCACTTAGGAACGGGTTAATTTCCGGAGTGGTGACTAAATATCATATTAATATGCATTCTTATAATCTATAAATTAGGCTATTGCCTATTCTATAGGTCTCTTAAAGCACATAAAGCAAATGCGATTAGGGGTTCTACCCCTATTCGTCACGTCTTTATATACGTAAAATAAGAGCAGAACAAGATCTGCAATGAATATGTATGATTGCCGGGTGTCGCGGTGAAACG